TTTACATACTTTAATAAAATAACAATGGCACAAATAGAAGAAGAAGAATTAACAAGACTAAAAGAAGCAAGCAATTCATTACGTGAATCTCGCTCAACAATTGCAGACATTGAGATATCAATGCATCGTCTAGAAAGCAAAAAGAAAGCTGTTCTATTTAATGCAGAACAAGCAGCTGAACAACTTAATAACATCCAGGAGGAACTTCAACAAAAGTATGGCAACATATTAATTGACCTTGCTACTGGAGAAATCAAAGATAACGATGGTAATTCGTAAGCTATCAATAGGGAATGATTACAAATCTGCTATGCATTATTTGCAAAGTCAATCCGTGCTAAACGATAACTACATCATTCATTTAATTAAGATTACAGATAGTGGGTCCTATCAAATCTACATTGAGAAAAACAATGAGATTATTCTTTGGAAAGAGATAGGGGCTCAAGTTCCTGTTATAATTGAATACGATATTTCATTTTAATTATGAGGTCACCTCAATACTTTGTCATCAAGTCGAAAGATGGCCATCGATACGATAACGTACGTAATGGTATAATTATTTCTACATCAAAAGAAGACCATATAGTTACCACTCGTGAGGCCATAGTTATTGAAACCCCTATTGGGTACGATGGCCCTATTGAGATAGGCGATGTAGTCCTAGTTCACCACAATACATTTAGACTTTACTTTGACATGCAAGGGCGTGAGAAGTCATCATGGAATTATTTCAAAGATGATTTATTTTTTATTGACGATCCATACGCATTCAAAAAACCCGACGGTCAATGGAAGGGAATAGGGAGATATGTATTTGTTTCTCCTGTCCCTAACGACCAGTCAGGCATTACCACTACGGATGCAGAGATGCCACTTGTAGGCATTATTAGGTTTGGTAATGATGAAATGCTAGAGCTAGGATTAAACGAAGGCGACAAAGTCGTATTTGAGCCTGAGTCTGAGTACCCATTCCATGTGGATGGAGAGAAAGTTTATCGCATGTACACCAAGAATTTGACAATTAAATTAAATGAACAAGATAACGGAATTAAAGAAGAAGATAATTGATTCTGGATACAAAGCTGTCGAAGAATTAATTAAGGTTGCAGAAGAGAAAATCGTTACCCACATGGATGATGATTTATCGGCAGACAAATTAAAGAACGCTGCTGCCGCAAAGAAGCTCGCCATTATGGATGCTTTTGAGATTCTTAAAAGAGTTGAAGAAGAAAGCAATATCATAGAAGGCGTTGTTAACAATCAAGTTAATACCAACCGAGGGTTTGCTGAGTCTAGAGCTAAGAATAAATGAGTTTACACAAAGTCCTTTCTAATATTGTCCCTGAGAAAATTCTTGCCAAAAAGAATGAGAAGAAACAATGGGAGTATGGATGGGATCCGGAGTATGATATGGTTATCATATCTAAAGATGGGACCATTGGAGATATCTATGAGATAGATGATTTAAGGGTCGCTTTGCCACTAACTCCAAATAAAGTTGCATACAAAGGCAATAAATGGCAATATACAGAATTGCCTAAAGAGTTATCTCGCATCAAGACAATTTTTGATTGGAATAGGCGTGATAATACTTTTAAGAATCAATGGGTAGACTTTATTGAAGAAGAGTTTGACCGAAGGGAATACGGGTATTGGTTCATTAACAATGAGGTCAAGACCTATATCACGGGTAGTCACTATATGTATCTTCAATGGACTAAAACTGACGTTGGGCATCCAGACTTCAGAGAGTCAAATAGAATATATTTTTTATTTTGGGAAGCGTGTAAAGCTGATGCTAGATGCTTTGGGATGTGCTATCTTAAAAATAGACGTTCAGGTTTCTCTTTTATGGCATCATCAGAATCTGTCAATATTGCAACTTTAGCTAAAGATGCACGTGTCGGTATGGTATCTAAGACAGGACCCGATGCTAAGAAAATGTTTACCGATAAGGTTGTACCTATTGCAAACAACTATCCTTTCTTCTTTCAGCCTGTGCGTGATGGTATGACCACACCTAAGACTGAACTTGCTTTCCGTGTCCCTGCATCTAAGATTACACGTAAGAACATGGACCAAGAACAAGGCGAAGATGTCGATGGTCTAGATACATCTATTGACTGGCGTAACACAGCAGACAACTCCTATGATGGAGAGAAACTTAGATTCTTAATTGAGGATGAGGCTGCTAAGTTAGAGAAGCCTATGAACATTGAGAACGGATGGCGTATACGTAAGACTTGTCTTCGTCTAGGAGCAAGAATTATTGGTAAGTGTATGATGGGCTCAACATCAAACGCATTAGACAAAGGAGGGGAAAACTACAAGCGATTGTTTACTGACTCTGATGTAACCAAAAGAAATAAGAATGGTCAGACTATATCAGGGCTATACTCATTGTTTATACCCATGGAATATAACTTTGAAGGATATATCGATGAGTTTGGGCATGCAGTATTAGAAACCCCTGAGAAACCTATTCGCTCAGCTGAAGGCACATGGATAACTCAAGGTGTCATCGAGTATTGGAACAATGAGGTTGCCTCATTAAAGTCTAACCCCGATGCACTTAATGAATTCTATCGTCAGTTCCCTAGGACCAAGTCACATGCTTTTAGAGATGAAACCAAATCGTCAATCTATAACTTGACTAAAATATACCAACAGATTGATTACAATGATGGTATGCTAGAAGATAGAGTCTTGACTCGTGGGTTCTTTCATTGGAAAGATGGCGAGAAAGATAGCGAGGTTATATGGACTCCCGATAGGAATGGTAGGTTCTTGGTATCTTGGATACCTGAGATAGCCATGCGTAATAACTTTGTTTCTAAGAACGGGACTCGTTATCCATTGAACGAACACCTAGGTGCTTTTGGATGTGACCCTTATGATATATCAGGGGCTACCTTTGGAGGATCGAACGGATCATTGCATGGGTTGACTAAGTTTAATATGGCTAATGCCCCATCGAACGCATTTTTCCTAGAGTATATTGCTAGGCCACAAACAGCTGAGATATTTTTCGAGGAGGTATTAATGGCTTGCGTATTCTATGGCATGCCTATCTTAGCAGAAAATAATAAAGCTAGATTGCTTTACCATTTTAAGAATAGGGGCTATAGAGGATTCTCTATGAACAGACCTGATAAGCATAAGACTAAATTGTCATTCACAGAATTAGAGATTGGTGGTATACCGTCTTCAAGTGAAGACATGAAACAGGCCCATGCGGCAGGAATAGGTACTTACATTGAGAAATATGTAGGGTATGATTTGGAAGGTATTTATAGAAATCCAGATGAAATTGGCAACATGCCATTTACTAGAACTCTTATGGATTGGTCTAAATTTAATGTTAATGATAGAACAAAGTATGATGCTTCTATTAGCTCAGGGCTTGCGATTATGGCAAACCAAAAACATATTTATTTGCCAGAGAAAAAAGAGTCAAAAATAAGCATTAAATTTGCAAGATACGATAACAGCGGTTCAGCGAGTAGACTGAAAATAATATGAACGACCCTTTAATAATGATTAATCCTTCTAGCTTCCCCACGCAGCTGGCAACAGATGCAGAGAAAGCATCTCAAGAATTTGGATTAAAAGTAGGACAGAGTATCATGTGGGAGTGGTTTGCCAAAACAGGCAACAACTGTAGGTACTATTCTCAATGGATTGATTTCCATAGAATTAGATTGTACGCTCGTGGAGAACAATCTATAGCTAAGTATAAAGAACAATTCCAAGTTGATGGAGATATGTCACATATCAATCTTGACTGGACTCCTGTTCCTATTATCCCTAAGTTTGTTGATATCGTAGTCAATGGGATGAATGACCGTCTTTTCCAAGTTAAGGCATATGCACAAGATGCTATGTCGGCAGAGAAAAGAAGTAAGTTTCAAGAGATGGTTGAGGCTGATATGGTCGCAAAAGATTTCTTAACGCAAGTAAAAGAAGAGTCTGGAATTGATGCATTTAATGTACCACAACAAGATTTACCTGCTAATGAACAAGAGTTAAATCTTTATATGCAACTTAAATATAAGCCTGCTATAGAGATTGCTGAAGAGGAAGCTATCAACACAATCTTAGACGTTAATCACTATAATGATATTAGAAAAAGAGTCGATTATGATATTACAACCATTGGTCTTGGTATGGTCAAACATTCTTTCGTTCCAGGTACTGGAGTACAAGTAGAATATGTTGACCCTGCTAATATGGTATATTCTTACACGGAATCGCCTACCTTCGACGACTGCTTCTATTTTGGTGAGGTTAAGCAAGTTCCAATTACAGAGCTTATTAAGATTAAGCCGAATATTACTAATGAGGAGCTTGCAGAGATTCAA